TTTGGAAGCTAGATTGAATACGCATGAAGAAGTATGCGCTGAAAGATACAACGGTATTTGGGCGCGTCTTAAAAAGATAGAGACTATCCTTATCGGTAGTGCTGGTGCAATCATCATGCTGCTTTTGTCACTTGTATTGAAGGGATAAGAAATTGATCCTCTCACTTTACTTGCGTTAGCTAATGCTGCTGTAGCTGCAGTTAAGAAAGGCTGTCAGTTATACAAAGATATTAAAGGCGCGGCTGGTGATGTAAAGGAAGTGCTTGATGATTTAAAGGTTCAGTTCAATAAGATACCGAATCCTACTCCAGCACAGAAGATTCAGTACAACGAGGAAGTAGCAAGGGTTCAGGAGATAGCTAAAGCTGATCCTAACGACACGTTTACCGAGATTGGTAATCAGTTGGGTGCTTTGTTAGATGCGCAAGATCAGTTGGGTAAAGCACTGCTTGCAGAAGAACTGGCTATCAATACTGTCTACAAAGGATCAGAGTCTATTGGTCGCAGGGCATTGCGTAAGATTATTATCGAGTCTAGGCTTGATGCAATGATGGCAGAGCTGCGTGAGACAATGGTGTACCAAGCACCCCAGGAGCTTGGGTCATTGTGGTCTAAATATGAAAAGACAGTTGAAGTCATCAACAAGAAACAAGAAGCAGCAAGGATAGAAGAGCTCAGGATTGCACAAATTGCCGTATCTAAACGCAGGAGAATAATTCGCAAGTTTAGGGAGAATGTAACTTGGTTTGGCGCGGTACTGTTCGTAACGATATGGCTAATAAGCGTCCTGATAATGATAAAGACGAGCAAGACAATGTCCCATGGATTTTATTAATATGTCTGCTTGCAATGGTTCTGACGTTGGCCATAGCCTTGCCTTTGGTTGGCCTGGCAATCATGGACGCAAACAACGCAACCAATGCAGCCATAGTTGAAGTTGATCGTATGCGCAGAATACGCAAGTTAATGATGCGTGAGTTAGAGGAAAAAAAGAATGCTGACACTGAACCAACTGAAGCAACTGCTGCCGGGCAATAAGTATGTTGAGCACTGGCATCATGCATTAGAGCAGCTGCTACCTGAATACGAAATCAATACTAACAAGCGCATTGCATCATTCATTGCTCAGTGTGCGCATGAGTCTGGCAACTTCACCGCATTAAAAGAAAATCTAAACTACAAGCCAGCAACCCTAAGAAAACTTTTTGCTAAGTATTTTGAAACAGATGAAATTGCTCAAGCGTATTGTGCCAAGCCTAATAAGCAAGCTGCCATTGCAAATCGTATTTATAGTAATCGTATGGGTAATGGTGATGAAGCTAGTGGCGATGCTGCTCGTTGGATTGGCCGAGGTCTTATCCAGCTGACTGGCCGTGCAAACTATCAAGAGTTTGCAGACAGTATTGAAGTTGATGGCCGACCATTAAAGATTGATGAGGTGCCAGAATACCTAGAGACATTCGAGGGGGCAACTCAGAGTGCTTGCTGGTACTGGGAGAGTCGGGGCTTAAATAAATTCGCGGATACTGATGACATCCTCGGTATGACGAAGCGAATAAATGGGGGGACAATCGGCTTGAACGACCGCATCAAACATTACAAACACGCGCTGGCTGTGATGCAAGGTGGGCATTGATGAAACCATTTTTTTTTATAGCGATTGCGGTTATGTGTATTGCATCCTGCGAAGATACATTTAGGTATCCATGCCAGGACAATAAGAACTGGAATAAACCTGAATGCCAGCGGCCAACCTGTGCTGTAACAGGCACCTGCCCTGATCAATTAGTGCCAGCTGCAGACTATAAGCCAGAGGAACAAAAATGAAATTGAATTCAGATTTAATTGATTCATACATCAAGTTAATTATTGGCGCTACATTTTGCCTGGTGCTCTTAATGATGAGTAGCCTAGCTATGTACTCAGTCGTGTTTGTCCAGCAACCGATGACCGGCATTGCGCCAGCTGACAAACAATTCTTTATGCTTCTCAGCGATATGAGCAAGTACATCCTCGGTGCGCTGGCAACTTTGCTGGCGATCAAAGGCAAGGATGGCGTGGCCAAGCTAATCGACCCACCGCCTGGTGTATCTAAGGCAAGTGATTGGACTGATCCACCACCCAAAGCACAAGCACCAGCTCAACGCACTGAGCCCACGCTTGAGCCAATATCAACAGCTGCACCAATAGTCGCAGGCTTTAATGGTAAACCTGCCCCACCACCAGCAGCACAACCGGAGATCTAACATGCGATTTAATGCCAGTATACTTGTACTATTAGCTGCGTTTAGTGCCAATAGCTATGCAGGTGGGGAACTAAAGAAGGTCTGCCATGAAGAGAAGGGCAAGCAGGTTTGCAAGACAGTAAAGGTGCATAAGAAATTAGAAGGCACGAAGGTTCCTCCTAAGTGAATCCATACTTTATTGTTGGTGCTGTGCTTGCTGTAGCCATTGCTGGTGGTGCTGGCTACATGAAAGGCGCGTCGCATGGTCGCGCTGAAGTGCAGTCAGCCTGGGATAAAGAAAGAATTAAGCTGGCAGAGGAGCATGCCAAGGCAATCACAGCTGCGCGTGAGAAAGAACAGCTGCTGCAATCTAATGCTGATCAATTAAGAGAGGAAGCCAATGCAAAGAATCAAGAGCTTGGTGCTCGCGTTGCCAGTATTGCTGACAGCCTGCGCAAGCGCCCCGACCGCGCCGCCCAGGCAGGTGCCATGTCCGGTGCCGCCGGCGCTGCCGGCTCCTCCTGCATCTGTACTGCAAGAGAACTTGCTAGAGAAGATGCAGAAGCTCTTATTGCCATAGGTAAGCAGGCAGAAGAGCTTCGCATCGCACTCAATCAGTGTATTACTCAGTACCAGTCTCTGCGTCAGTAGCATCCTTTAGCTGTGCGCCAAGAGCTCGTATGCGTCTGCCGTACATGCTAACTATTTCAGACTTCTTACCCAGGTCAACCTTCTGGATAATTGGCTCGTTAAGATCTCTGAATTTTTTGAGCACTGACATACGCTGGCGTGGTGGTACCTTGCCTGCTCTGGCTGTCTTATCCATGAGCTCAATAAACTGGTCAGCCCATTCATTAAGGTCCTGGTGAATGGTATGTACTTTTGGCGGCTCATCATCCTTGCCAGGCGTAAGCAATGGGATGCCATCGATAGGCGCTGTGGCCGGCTTTGGTGGCTCTTCTGGAGCCTCATTTATGTCAGGTACATACTCGTCTACCAAGATGGGTTCAAGATTCTCTGGCACTTCTGGTGCTGGTGGTGGCGTTGTTGCTGCAGGTGGTGCGATCATGTCCAGAGGGTTTGCAGGCACTGGTGTTACATCCTTAATTGGCCGTGGTGCAGCATCCTCTGGATAATCTTGAGCCTCTTCTGCGCTGATCAAACCTTTGAGTACATCAGGAAAAGCATCGCGCAAGGCAAAGCCACGCGCACGCATCTGCAACATCCGTTTAGGGTAAGCCTGCCAAGGTCCTTGTTTGCCCCATAACCCAGCTCGTTTGGCATCCTCAACACTAAAGGTAGCAGTGACAGGCTTGCGTCCTTTCCGGTGCGCTATGCAAACAGCAACAGGATTAGCTGTACCTTCATTCTCGATGCGCTCTTCAATCCCTTCGCATACTGGACTAGCTTGTACCAGGGCAGCCATTGCATCACCATAAACACTAGGTTTGCCATTGATTACAGCGATATTCTGAAGCGCCTGCATGGGTGCCAGGCCCAGCTCATAACCCCATTGCACGCATACCATGATGTCCTGCGGCTTGCCCTGGTAAGCCTTGGGTACCATGCTGGAATCAGATAGCATTTTTGAAAACTCGATTGCCTCGCCCATTGTGGCCGGGGCAAATCCTTTAGTTGTAGTTAATTGCATTTTGATCCTCCAATAACTGATCTTTAATTGTTATGAGCATTAAGGTAACGATGGACTCAACTATTTCGCAGGCCTCTTCTCTGCGTAACTTCGGAATATTGCCTAGCAAACTGTTGACTGCCCTAGCGTGCGCTGTTTCAAGCTCGTTTAAATCAATCATTTTTTAAATTCCTTTATTGCAAGGGTTGATTGTCTAATGCTGTATGCATCCTTGGCTTTCACAATTTTCTGTGCTTGTGCTGCATAGTTGCGCATTGGCCAGCTGATCTCATACTTGCCTGCGATTCCCTTTGGCGCTGTCTTGAGCATTGTTTTAAGATCTTTTTCAGCATCGGATCTGTCTTTCTCAGCTGCGGTGATCCTGTTCTTAGCATCAACAATTTTATCTGCAAGTAATTCAGCCTCAACATCCAAGACAATTGATTCACCAGCTGCGCTTGGATACATACGATCTGCATCATCACTGGTTGCTGGCGGGTAGAAATCAACAGCTCCGGTGGCTTTGTACTTTTCTAGTTTGTCTTGGAAATCAAGCACTGCCTGTTTAATTGTGGCCAGGGTTTGCTGATGCGGCTCAAACAAAAATATACGCAACTCAGTACCGCGATAGAGCACAGACACTGCACCCCATTTAGCCTGCATGATGTCCATTTGCGCTTGCAGCTGGACTGGACCACGGTACAGCGCTGGGATCTCTTCTGCCTGGACAGACGTTAGCTTTGCCTCAAGCACTCCAAAACCATCGAGCACTATTTGCTCTGCGCCAATAACATAAATGCCAGCATTATGATCATTCTTAATTACTTGGCCGCGGCCATCGGCATAACCATCCAAGCTGCAGGCCAGCGGTAATGTCGCGTGATAGAAAGCGCTGCTGAACTCAGTTTGTAAGTCTGTCAGCTGCAGTCTTTTGCTAGTCTCCAGCAAAATAATCTCTTCGAGGCGATCACCCCAAGCCATCGCTTCATTCTGTTCAAAGTTATTGAGCTCGCCTTTCAATGCAGAGATAGACAAATGCAACTCATCATTGGGTGTCATGTACTTGGATAAGCCCAGCAGCGATGGCAGTCTGCTTGCCGACATCATGGTCGTTGGTGTTTTTTTGCCTGACATTTAGTTCTCCTTTAGTTTGTAGATCCGCACTACGCGAGCGTGAGCGGCCTTGTGTGTGGCTTCAGTAAAGCCAATTGCTGTGAATTTTTTGCATCTAAAAACAGCACCGAGTACAGATGGGTGCAGCTCTGCCGGCAGCTGAATTGCAGCCCGAACATCATTGATTGATACCTGGCCATCCCTTTTTGCGATGTCGGTGGCTATCTGCCTGCATTGGCTCAAGAAGTCTGCATCTCTGCGCTCAAACAGTGCAAGCTGGGCATCACGTAGTACCTGGCCGGTAATCATATGATCCCCGCCCAAACTAAAAGAATAATCATGATGGCCATAGCCACCATAAAGCCTGTGAAAAAGTCGTCATTCATGCTGCACTCCTTGAGATTAAGTTAGCTACTTGGCTGGCACCCCAGGTGCGGCCACCGCGTGATGTCTGCACACCGCGAGCTGTCAGCGCAGCTGCAATTGAGCGCAGGCTGGTTGAGCCAGTCTTGGCAATGATGTCGTCAATGATGGGTTTAACGCGCTGTGCAAACTGATCTGCGCTTGCCTGGATGCTGGCAATGCCGGCAGCAGAGCCTGCTGATGGGTTTGGGCTACCTAGTTTGATGCCGCGAGCTTTAGCTGCCTGCAATGCTGCCTTAGTACGACGGCTAATCTCTTCGCGCTCATGCTGTGCAACCACTGCACGAATACCAAACTCAAGAGTGCCGGCGTGAGGCATGTCAGCTGCAACGATCTGAACACCAGAGTCGCGCAGCGTGAGCAGGAAAGCAGCCTGGCGTGATAAGCGGTCGATCTTGGCGATCAATAAAGCAGCGCCTGTGGCTTTGCACATAGCGATTGCAGCCTGCAGCTGTGGCCTGTCGTCGTGCTTGCCTGATTCGATCTCTGTAAATGAATGGATGATGCCGTCGGCGTACTGAATAACGGCTGCTTGCTGGGCTTCTAAGCCAAGGCCAGATGCGCCCTGGCGATCTGTTGATACACGAAAGTAAGCTACATATTTAGACATTTTGCGCTCCTGTTTCTCGGTGGCGTGGCGATCTTTATTGACCGTGAAGCAGAGATTATATTGCTGCGATCAATACGTCAAGCACTTTTATTAGTTGACTAGCTATGATGTTTGAATATATCGTTCAGCAATATTCAACGAGAGGTGTAAATGCAAAATAAGCAACAGACATTTATGATGAAGATGCGCCCGGAGATCCGCGAACTGTTAGACCTGGCTAGCAAGGAGCAAAGGCGCACCAGGGTTTCGCTGATTGAGGAGCTCATTGTTGAGGCTTATGGCAGGCGCTATGCAAGCACCAATGCCAGGCTAAAGCAGTTGCTTAATGGTGCTGCATGATTCGCGAAGCAAAACTTTCTGATTTGCCATATATCGTTTCTTTGGCAAATACAGAGAGTCTTGCTTTGGGCTTTATTCCCAAGCCTGCTTATGAGGCGGCTATTACCAGCTTCAAAGGGGGGAAGCGATGGAGTACAACTTGTAATGACAAAATTTTTATATGTGAAGAGAACGGCGATCCTGTTGGTTTTGTAATGTTTTCTTATGGGCGTATATCTAAATGCAATCAAATAGCTATACAGGCAGATGCTAGGTTAATTGAGCGTGGCAAAGCATTGTTATCGGCTGCAATCAGTCATGGAAATTTAGTCGGCAGGGAAGATTTTGCTTGTGGTTGTGCCGACGATCTAGCGAGCAACTTTTTTTGGAGACAAATGGGGTGGATTAAAGTTGGTGATAGGCGAGGGATAAGCCACAAAAATACTTGGAAAGAAAGCAGTAAACGCAAAATTAATATTTATCGTTATCAAACAAACAGTTTATTTGTAAATAACTTTGGTCTTATTTTGCCTAAAGATGAAACAACTATTGCTCTGCCTTCTTAATTTTAAATCACATGGAGTTTTTATGAATGGCCGAGGAGCTCGAAACAAGGGTGCAGCTGGTGAGCGCGAGCTTGCTGCCCTGCTACAAGATCAGCTGGGGTTTGTGGTTAAGCGCAACCTGGGTCAAGCGCGTGACGGTGAGGACGACATCACTATCGCGCAATTTAGGATTGAAGTTAAACGCAGGGAACGAATCGAGGTGGACAAATGGAGCGAGCAAGTAGAAGCCTGCACACAGCCAGGCGAGGTGGGAGTGGTGGCGTACAGGCGCAATGGCCAGCCTTGGCGGGTAGTTTTGAAGCTGCACGATTTCCTGCCGCTAATGAGGGATGCGTTGAAGTGAGCGACTGGCTGCTGCGTCAACTGATGGGTGAGAAGTATATTTTGCCTGATCAGGAAGGGCGGCAGATAGTCAAAATGGGGATTGGTCGTTACCAGGCTAAACGCACTGCAGGTACCGACATCAGGGAAGCCATCATTGAAATACTTACAGATTTTGGTGAGCTCAGTACCGGCCAACTGTTTGATGAGCTGCAGCTGCAGGGTTGGCAGGCAGACTATTCATCGGCTTACAGCATTTTAAAGAAGATGGAAAAGCACCAGGTAATCATCAAACGTATTCAGGCATCAGCGCATGGCGGGAAGGGAGTAGCGATTTGGCAGATGAAGTAAGCATTAATGCGAGCACCAGGTTTTGTACCAATTGCCAGCAACACAATCCGATAACCGGCGGTGATTGGCATGTATTTAACAATAAAAAGAACAGGAGATGGCTTTGTAATGGATGTTTAAAAAGGAGGAATAAGGATGCAACAACCCAAACTATCGTTAGCAAGTGAGCCGACATTGGTTAAACGCAAGGACAAGGACACAACACCATCAGTGTGGAACCGAGACTGGAAATACCAGACAGCTGGTAGCGCCTTAGATCTTGCTGAGAAGTTCAAGCGCATCAGGAAGCAGCAGGAGCTGGAAGCCAAGGAAAAGAAGATGCGGAGGATCAAATGATCCGAGCTTGGAGGTCATTTCGGATGTGGCGCATGGCTGGTCTTGGCGTGGTGGCTGCAGTTAAGGCGACCAGGCGATACCACCGGAGATACCTTGGCTAATCGGTTTTGTGAGCAGTGTGGCCGAGTGCATTGGGAACCGCGCATAGTAGTAGTTGATGGGAAAGAGCTTTGCACACATAGCAAAGCCTGGCAGGCAGAGTGCGAGATTAGATACGCAATGCTGCTGCCAGACAAGGCCAGGAAGCCACGAATAACCAAGCGTGACTACCTGAATACAGTGGAAGAGAAGCGAGGCACAGAGGCTAGATTACAGCTGCGAGCCGAGATGATAAGGAGATACAAAAAATGAAAAACCATAAATTACTTGATGCAATTAAAGCTGAGTTTGGTCTTAAAAATGATTCTGCCCTGGTCAAGTTTCTAAGTAGCCGGCCACCGACAATATCTAAAATCAGGGCAGGCAAGTTGCCTATTACGCCAGACTTTATCTTGTTGGTGCATGACATGACTGATTGGGAAATCAAGCGCATCAAATCATTGCTGTGAGGTAAGTATGACTAAAGAAGACATTATCCGCATGGCGCGGGAGGCGTGGAGTCATGATTGTTTTAGCCTTTGGCACAAACACCAGTTAGCAAGCCTAATAAATTTTACCAACTTAGTCGCAGCAGCAGAGCGCGAAGAGTGTGCGAAGGTATGTGATAAGGAAACAAACCCAAATGCTGACAAGCACGAACCGGTTAGTCAGTATCAATCGGGTTGTTACATTACCGCAGAATTCTTAGCCGCAACTATACGCGCAAGGGGGCAGTAATGTTGCCATTTGATCCAATAGCAATAATTTGTTTATTTCGATGGGTTAAAGCCAAGTTGCGCGACAAGAACTCATGAATGCACTGCCCTCAAACGTCGTGGACTTCAAGCTACCCAAGAAGCCCAAGGTAAAAGAGAAGGAAGCCCTGCCAGACCAGCGCAGGATGACGATCATGCCCATCAGAGCCATCACAGACAAGCGCATTACTGATGGGATGTTTAGGACATTAGCCTTGGTCTGCAGTTACGTCAACAGAGCTGGGATTACCTGGGTAAGCCAAGCCAGGTTAGCCAAGGACACAGGAACCAGTCGCCAAGCCATCAGCAAGCAGCTGGTTAAGCTCAGAGCTCTAGGCTACATCGAGACAGTATCCAAGGCATTCAAAGGCGTTAAGCCAGACACAGTGCGAGTTATCTTTGACCCAACTATTGACGTAGAGACAGCCATTGCAGTGACCAGCTCAATCGAAGACACCAGGCCACCAGAGATGAAAAGACAACAACAGAAAGAACTAGACAACACCATCGACACCGAAGGGTTGAAGCGAATCAACGACATGATCAAAGGGGTTGTCAAACCCATTAATCCACCAGCAAAGGAATATCAAATGCCTAACAATAGAGACACCATCACAGTCGCCAAGATGAAGAAAGAGATAGCAAAGCACAAACAAAAGACAGCATCAGGTGCAACCCTAGAAGTTGCACCTACTGCTCAAATAATAGGCAGCCATACGCAACCTTATACGCAACCTCCAGAGGTTGCACATAACGAGGAAGAACGTAGTATTAGGTTAACCTTAAGTATTATTAATAAAGAATTAAATATAAGTTTAAATAATATTGAGGTTAACCTTATAGGCAACCTTGAGTTGACAGATGCAGAGTTGACAACAGCATGCAGGATGTTAATAGAACGCTATCAATCCGAAGGACTTAACATTCCGACAAGCTCTGAGCAGGTAGCACATGATCTGCTGGTGATTGCGGTTGATGTCATGAAGTGATGATGCTGTTTAGACGCGATCTAAGGCATCTACAAGGCGACAACAGGTGGCAGGTAATAGGCAGGCATGGGTAAGGGTAGATCGTGGCTTGTAGAGCGTTTAAATCGGTGTGTACAAATCCCAATCGAACGTATGGGTTTTGGACAGGGGGGGTGGCTTGACGTGTCTAGGTTCGAGCGGGTCAGAGCAGACCTATGCGGGAGTGCGTCTTTATTATCAATCCGATATTATCCGTTGTCAAAAAGGCACCCCTTGCCCCTCCCCCCGTCGGTAGCGCTTGGGGGGCTCCCTCGCAATTTTTCCTCACCTTTTTGGGTGATGGGTTTTTAACTTTACTTAAAGGAAAGCAACATGGCGTATGAACATAAGCCTGGCAATGGTAGTGCGTTTGCCAACAAAGAAAAGAAAGAGGATTGGCATGCTGATTTCCGTGGTGATGTGATGTTGCCTGATGGCAGCATTCATTACTTGGATGTTAAGCCTGCTGTGACTCAGGCTGGTGAGACGTACTACCGGGTCAAGATTGGTGGGGTTAAGGTTGCCAAGGGTGCTGCGCCGATGTCTGGCCATAACCAGGCGAAGGCTAATGGCTACCAGAACGATTCGGATATACCCTTCTGATGGCACGTCCTAAGCAAACCAATGTAATCCCTCCAATGACCAATTGGGGTGGTGTCAGGAGCGTGCAGAGGCGGCTGGAGAGGTCTGCGACGATTCTGGATAACCGTGAGGCGGTGGCGTATGCTTTGCTGTGCATGGCCAATACCAAGCTCACTGACATCATGGAGTGGGATGAGGCTGGGAATGTAACGGTAAAGCCGTCGAGTAAGATCCCTGAGCATGCGTTGCAGTCAATCAAGAAGGTATCGGTGAAGACTGACAAGGACGGCAACAACATGTTGGAGATTGAGCTCTACGACAAGGTGGGTGTGTTGCGCTTGCTGGCTAAGGCAAGTGGATTACTTGATAACCCGGACGACAACTCTGACAGGCCATCTGTGATTGATGTCAATGTGATGGCACCACCAGCCGAATAATGAGTCTTTGGAGGAAACGTGGCAAAAACAAAAGAGCAATCAGACAAAGTGCTGGTGGGTGGGTTGAATCTGGACTTCAGCAAGAGCCCGGTAATTTACGACTTCATCAGGAGCAACGCGTTTGTGCAGGGGATTATGGGGCCGGTGGGGTCGGGCAAGTCGTATGGCTGCGCAAGCAAGATCTTTATCAAGGCAGTGCAGCAGAAACCCTCCCCGATAGACAACATCAGGTACAGCAGGTTTGCGGTAGTGCGAAACAGCTACCCAATGCTAAAGACAACGACGATCAAAACCTGGATTGATCTCTTCCCTGAGTCTACATTCGGCCCTTTACTTTGGACTCCACCGATTACGCATCACATACGACTGCCTGCAAGGGGTGATGCTGCAGGCATTGATTGTGAGGTTATCTTTCTAGCCCTAGACCAGCCAAAAGACGTTAGAAAGCTGCTCTCTTTGGAGCTAACAGGTGCCTGGGTGAATGAGGCTAGAGAGCTCCCAAAAGCAGTGATTGATGGGCTGACACATAGGGTTGGCCGTTATCCAACTAAGCGCGATGGAGGCCCCACCTGGCACGGTATCTGGATGGATACCAACCCAATGGATGACGATCACTGGTGGCACCGCATGGCAGAGAAGGAGAAAATGACAGGTGTTTATGCCTGGAAGTTCTTTAAGCAGCCAGGCGGCATTATGGAAGTCGCTGCTGACGATCTGCCAGAAAATCCCGAAGCCAACGATCATATTTTTTCTGCAAGCAAGTGGTGGAAGGTCAATCCCAAAGCCGAGAACATCAACAATCTACCCCCCGGCTACTACCAGCAAATGCTGCTAGGTAAGAATCTGGACTGGATCAAATGCTATGCAGGCGGTCTGTACACCTATGTCCAGGAAGGTAGGTCAGTATGGCCAGAATATGAGGATGGCACCATGTCTGGCGACACAGACATCGACCCTACCGTACCAATCCAAGTCGGCCTAGACTTCGGTTTGACACCAGCTGCCACCATCGGACAACGCCTAGCCAATGGTCGCTGGGTAATCCACCATGAGATCGTCACCTTTGACATGGGTCTGGAGCGCTTTGGCCACCAACTACTAGCCGAGCTTAACCAACTCTACCCAAACCACCAAGTCATGATATGGGGCGACCCAGCCGGTATGGCACGCGATGCTATCTACGAGGTGACTGCCTTTGATTATTTAAAAACCCTCGGCCTGCGAGCTCAACCCACTGCCAGCAATGATTTTAAAGTGCGAAGAGAAGCAGCAGCGGCACCTATGCAGCGCTTAATTAACGGCAAGCCAGGCTTGATCGTCAACCGATCCTGCAAGCTATTGCGCAAATCATTAGCCGGTGGCTATCACTTTAAACGCATTGCCGTCGGTGCCGGCCAAGAACGCTTCAGAGACGCACCCAATAAAAATGAACACTCACACATCGGTGACTCGTTTGGCTATCTCATGCTGGGCGGTGGCGAATACAACCGCATGACCAGGACTCACCAGCTCGGCGGCAGACCATCACCACAAACTAGTGCCAATACAGACTTTGATGTGTTTGCTTAATGTAGATGCTAGCAATATGATTGATTGATGTGTCTTTTAAACTCAATAGAATGCAATTTAACAATAAATTTAAGTGGAGGTCAAAATGCCTATACCTGCATTAGCTTTAGCAATTATGGCTGGGGCAAGTGTTTATTCTGCATACGAAGGAAGTAAAGCTCGCCGCGATGCAGAAAGAGCGCAACAGAAAGCATTGCAACAACAAAAGGTTGACGCAGAGGCTATGCGCACAGAAGTAGCAAAACAAACCGCAGAATACGCAAAGCAATCTACATCACTGCAACAGCAATCAGATATTGCTCGTCAACAGTTTGACGCTGCACAGCTGCAGTACAAAGAAAACAAAATGGCAATGGAGCAGAAAGCCCAGGAAGTGCAATCTGCTGTGGATGAAGAGCGCCGTAAAGCAGCTGCCTCAGAAGCATCTGCACTAAAAGCTCGCACTCGCGGTGGCCGACGCTCACTGCTCTCACAAGAGCGTATGACACCAGAGCTCGGCATTGAGAGCGTAGCGTTAAGCCCAGGCATGAGGCTGCAGTAATGGCTACCCAATACCAAAAGCGCATGATGATGCGCAAGAGCTCAGACCTGACTAGACTAGCAGAGCAATTCAAAAAGAATATTGAAGCGTCTACTGGCGAATATGAATCTTCTTTTGCTGACTATCAAAAAAATGTAGCAGCACAAATGGCTCCGTATGAAGCGGCTAGTAAGCAATATAAAGAAATACAAATGCCAGCATATGAAACAGCAGCCGAAGCCTATAAGCAACGCTTAGAACAATACAATCAAGCTATTGCCGATTATGAAGCTAATCCAATAGAGCGCATACAAGACCAAAAGTTTACTGGTAGTCGAGGCCAGTTTATTACTATTGAAGGAAAAACATATAGCGCAAATGCTTTTAAAGGCCCAGCAGATATTTCTCTTAGAAAAGAGGATGGTCAATATGTTGCTTATCGTGACCGTCCAATGCCAAAAAAGCCAGGAGGCGCTCCAAAAGCTCCATCAGCACCACAAGCTCCGCAAGTAGCTACATTTGATGAAGGTCAGTTTGAACAAAAGCGCGGTCAACTTCAACAAGAATTTCAACGCGAAGTCGGTGAACGTAAAGGAGCGCGGCTGGCAGTCGTCGGTCGCAGAGGATCAAGACCACTCTTAGAAGGACAAAAATAATGCCAGGCCATTACGATAAAAAAGAAGTATGGGATAAACCGCGGCCAAAAGATTTAGGCAAATCAAAAGAGTTGAGCGGATCTGAAAAGCGTAGCGCTATGCGCAGAGCTCAAAAGGCAGGCAGGCCCTATCCTAATTTGATCGACAACATGGCAGCAGCTAGAGATAAAAAGTGAGCAAGTACAAAGATCCAGAAGGTGGGCTGACCGAAGCTGGCAGGCGCAAGTTTGAGCAGTCTGGAGAAAGCAATAACCTGCAGCCAGGCGTTAAAGAGTCGTCACCATCTGGCGACAAAGCCCGGCGCAAAGGATCTTTCTTGACTAGGTTTTATACCAACCCAAGTGGGCCACTGGTAAATGAAGACGGTGAACCAACCAGGTTGGCATTGGCTGCAAATGCATGGGGTGAGCCAGTACCGCGCACAGCAAGTTCAGCGCGTAGGTTGGCTGCCAAAGGTCGCAACTTGTTAGAAAAGTACAAACTACAAAAAGGCGAATGAAATGGAATACAAGGTGCCAGTAGGTGGTAAACGATTAAAGCCAGAGGAGATCCTTAAACGGCAGGATATTGCACAGCGTAAGAAAGATGAATTTCAAACGCTGTATCAGGACGCTTATGAATTTGCTTTGCCCCAGCGCCAACTGTATGGCGTATGGGAAGGTGGCGCTACAGGCACCAAGAAGATGGCAAGGGTATTTGATTCGACAGCTATCAATAGCACCCAACGGTTTGCTAATAGACTGCAATCGGTAGTCTTCCCTCCGCAGCGCAAGTGGTCGCGCTTAGAGCCAGGCGTACAAATACCTGATGATCAAAAACCTGATGCCCAAGAAGTGCTCGATGCTTACAGTGAGAAAATGTTTGCTGTATTGCGTCAGTCTAATTTCGACATTGCTATCGGTGAGTTCTTACTAGACCTAGCAGTCGGTACTGCCTGCATGATGGTGCAGCCAGGGGACGATGTGTCCCCAATTAACTTCGTGCCAGTGCCATTGTTTTTGGTGGCGTATGAAGAAGGTGCAAACGGCCAAGTAGATAACGTCTACCGTCGTATGCGCTTAAAAGGCGAATCAATTATTCGTCAATGGCCAGACGCGAAAATACCTCCAAACCTGCAAAGCAAGATCGACCAAAAGCCAACAGACGACATTGAGCTGGTTGAGGCAACAATCTATGACCATAAGCGTGGTGATTACTGCTATCACGTTATTTGGAAAGAAGGCAAAGACGAGCTGGTATACAGGCGCAAACCGTATTCACCTTGGGTGATCAGTCGTTACATGAAGGTAGCCGGCGAGATCTATGGTCGTGGCCCATTGCTGACTGCTTTGCCAGACATTAAGACATTAAACAAAACCATTGAACTGCTATTAAAGAATGCTTCGTTAGCAGTGGCAGGCGTTTACACAGCGGCAGATGATGGTGTATTGAATCCAAACACAGTAAAGATTGTGCCTGGTGCCATTATCCCGGTTGCACGCAACGGTGGCCCACAAGGCCCAGCACTGCAGCCACTGCCACGCGCTGGTGACTTCAACGTATCGCAGCTGGTCATCAATGATCTGCGCAGTAATATCAAGCGCATATTGCTGGATGAGTCTTTGCCACCAGACAACATGTCTGCTAGGTCTGCAACTGAGATTGTCGAGCGCATGAAGGAGCTCGCACAAAATCTTGGCTCGGCGTTTGGTCGCTTGATCAACGAAACAATGATCCCGCTGGTCACAAAGATCCTCGAAGTAATGGATGAGCGCGGCTTGATCATTATGCCGCTGCGCGTTAATGGCTTAGAAATCAAGGTCACCCCTGTTGCCCCGCTGGCTATGGCGCAGAATATGGAAGAGGTTAATGCCATTCTGCAATATGCCCAGCTGATGCAGACATTTGGCGCTGATGGCCAACTCGCCCTAAAGAATGATGCCGTGGTTGATTACATTGGAGACAAGCTAGGTGTACCAGCTATTGTGCGCAATGATGCAACCGAGCGTGCTGTACTAATGGAGGAAGCCCAAGCTCAACAGCAGCAGGCAATGGCTATGCAAATGGCAGCTATGCAGCAAGGACAACCAGCGCCCGAAGGGATGGCTTAATGGACTACGGGAAAAGAGCAGATAACACTCAAAAAGGATCTGGTTTCTTTGGTGAGATTAAGCGACCAGACGGTAATGTTATGACTGAGGTGAGTATTGGCGTAGGATTAAACGGCAAGGAAACGCAGGTGCCATTAATTGTGCCGACATTAACCAAGCAAGAATTTGATTATTTGTTAAAAAATGATCCAAAGGCAAAAACCTTTATGAGCAAAATGCCGCCAACAATTATTGATAAAGCTGTTGATCACGCTGTTGGCCGAATGAAACAAGGCAAATCACCATTTGCTGACCCTAATGATCAACCAGCGGAGTTGCCTAAATGAGCTGGGATGAATTAGATAACATAGATCAAACCAGCGATATTCGCGCAGTAACACAGCAGCGCGAAGACATTGCCAAACTATGCTTGCGTGTATTTACGTCAGAAGATGGGCTGGCAATAATGAAATGGTTAGATCAAATGTATGTGGACGTACCTGTCGCCGTGCCAGGTAACGACCCCTCGTATGCTTTCTTTGCTGAAGGGCAGAGGACGGTTATACGGGATTTGAAAGCACGGATCTTACAAGCTAGGAATTTATGACTACCGACACAGCAACCGTCGAGCCCGGCACCGGCTTACTTGACAGTGTGACGCTCGAAGATACAACTAAGCCTGAATCTAAAGAAGCAGTATCAATAGATCATAAGACAGTAGAAACACCAACAGGTTCAGCATCAGACACTGGTGCGCCTAAAGTAAAGCCTGAATTTCTTCCCGATAACTTTTGGGATAATGACAAAGGTGAAGCTAACCTGGAAGCTATGAGCAAAAGCTGGTCTGATTTGCGCAAGCAGATTAGCCAGGGCAAGCACAAAGCACCAACCGATGGCAACTATGACACCAGCAGCTGGGGTGATGATGCAGCCGATAACCCAATGGCCAGCACATTGGTTAATTGGGCAAAAGAGAACGGCTTATCGCAAGCTCAGTTTGACGACTTGGTAGGCACACTCAAGGAAAAATCACAAGAATTAGTCGGTGATGTGGGTGTGGACGCAGCCCAAGAAATGAAAATGCTAGGTCCTAATGGCCAGGCTTTGGTCAATGGCATGGCAGATTGGGCTCGCGGCTTAATCCAAAAAGGCATTTGGGGTTCCGAGGATTGGGATGAATTTAAAATCATGGCAGGCACAGCTCGCGGCATAAACATGCTGGCTAAGTTGCGCGAAGGTTATGAAGGTAGATTGCCCATCGAGACAGAACCAATGGACGGCTTACCAAGTAAAGATGAGCTGTATCAAATGGTGGCAGACAAGCGCTACAATACAGACGCATCCTACCGGCAGAAGGTAGAAAAAATGTTTGCCCAGGTAGTAAAGGATTAAATATCGCAGCTGTGTCTTCTTGGCGGTCGCCACAGCTTTTAGCCCCGGTCTGTGTACCGGGGTTTTTTTATATCAATCGCATGTATTGCAAAATGTTAAATGGATAATAGAATTGCCGGCATGGCATACCGGTAACACGGCCCAAACCTGTGGTGAGATACCACCGAGTGGCTGACGTAAACAGCAAGCACAGGCCCGTACTGCACGGCTCACCGACGCGAAAACCCATGATCACTTAACCGAACGAGGTAAATAATGGCTATTAGTCTATCTAATGCTTTCGTTACACTCTTCGACGCAGAGGTCAAACAGGCTTACCAGGGCAAAGCAATGCTGGTGGGTGCTGTGCGTCAGCGTCGTGGTGTAGAAGGCTCTTCTGTAAAATTTCCTAAAGTTGGCAAAGGCGTTGCTACTGCACGCGTAACCCAAACTGATGTAACTCCGATGAATGTTGGCTTCTCCAATGTAACTTGCACACTGCAAGATTGGAACGCAGCTGAATATTCGGATATATTTTCGCAAGCTAAAGTTAACTTTGACGAGCGCTCAGAGCTATCCCAGGTTGTTGGCGCTGCTATTGGTCGTCGTCAAGATCAGTTAATCTTGGATGCTTTATCTGCTGCAACTAGCACAGGCACTGTGGCTAATTCAATTGGTGGCTCTAATACCAATATGAATATTTCCAAACTGCGTGAAGCTGCAAAAATATTGAACGCTAAGAACGTGCCTTCGGATGGTCGTCACATCATCATCCACGCAAATTCTTTGGCCTCAATGCTTGAGCAGACTTCGGTAACGTCGTCTGACTTTAACTCTGTGAAGGCTTTAGTGCAGGGCGAGATCTCGACATTTATGGGCTTCCAATTCCACATCCTGGGCGACCGCACAGAAGGTGGCTTGCCTATTGATGGTTCGTCAGATCGTACGCTGTACGCTTTCCATTCGCAGGCGATTGGTTACGCTGAAGGCATAGCACCTAAAACTGAGATCAACTACATTCCTGAGAAGACCAGCTGGCTAGTAAATGCACTGTTCTCAGCAGGCTCTGTTGCGATTGACAGTGAAGGTATCGTTAAAATCACAGCCCGCGATACTGCGGCTGCGGCTTAAAGGAGGGCTGACTAATGGCTTACTCTGCAGATGGCTTTACCACATACCACGCAGCCAAGCGCGGCAATGCTCCGTCGATGTATGCCTATAAAACGGCTGACAGCATTGCTGATGTAAACACCAGCGGTTATTTCAATTCGTTGGCAAATACGCTTGAAGTTGGTGACGTTATTCACTGCGTGACTTCGACTGGCACAACAGCCGTCGTCACTCTGGTGTATGTCGTATCCAATGCAAGTGGTGTTGTGGATGTGACTGATGGCACGACTCTGTCGGCCACCGACGGCGACTAACCTGTCGGTACTGTAGTGTTGAGGGCTGGTCTTTTATAAGGCCGGCCCTTTCTTACGTTAAGGGGTTCTAATGGCTGCAGGTGATACTGGTGTTTCAATTTGCGCTGACGCTCTAATATTGCTTGGAGCAGAGCCTATTTCATCTTTCAATGATGGAACAGATGAATCAAATTCGTGTGATCGTTTATATCCTGACACGCGTGACTCGACATTGGTAATGTATCCTTGGTCGTTTAATACCAAAAAAATACAGCTGGCAAGATTGCTGACAACTCCAAACTCTGTTTGGAAATATGCCTACCAGTTACCTGGTGATCGGTTAGCCAGTCCACGCGCTGTGTACGAAAGCGCCAACCCAGGCGCATCAGTACAAAAGGATTGGGAGATCCAAGGCGATCAATTGCTGGCAAACTTGGAATCTGTTTTTATAGATTATCAATATTCTGCCGGTGAGTTTGCTTGGCCACAGTATTTTGTGCAGCTAATGAAGTACATGATGGCTTGGCACTTGGCCGAGCCTGTTACTGAGCAGCAAGATAAATCATTGCGCTGGGAGCGTAAAGCTGTGGGTGATCCATCCGAAAATGGCCGAGGTGGATTTTTCCGTACAGCTACGCAGATTGATGCGCAAGGTCAACCCACAAGAGCGATTGAAGACTACACACTAATAGCAGTGAGGAACTGATGCCGCGCTTTGTAGACTTCACCACAAACTTTAGCACTGGCGAATTAGATCCGCTGTTGCGTGCTCGCGTGGATCTGCAGGCATATGCTAACGCTTTGTCTAAAGCTACAAATGTATTGATCCAGCCGCAAGGTGGATTACGTCGTCGCCCTGGCTTGAAGCATATTTATGAATTACCAAATACAAGCACGGAATCCACAGGTAATGGCGTGCGCATGGTTTCATTCCAGTTTTCAGTGGATGATTCCTATATGCTTGTGTTTACGCACAACCGAATGTATGTGGTTAAGAATGGCGCAGTACAAACAAATATTAACGGCAGTGGAAATCCATATCTGACAACTACCATTGGCAGCAGCATCGTTGACGATATGTGCTGGACGCAGAGCGCCGATACGCTGATCGTAGTGCATCCTGACCTGCAACCTGTGCGCATAACGCGCACCAGCGACACAGCCTGGACGGCCACCACGATTACTTTTGATAGCGTCCCAAAGTATGCATTCAATATTGATTTCCACACAAACAATGGGTCAACGCTAACGCCGTCTGCTGTGTCAGGTAATGTGACCTTGACTGCATCGACGACGCACCATGACTCTGGCACATTGCAAGCAGGCACCAGCACAACGGTAACCTTAAAATCAACAGCAAGTGCGGTTGATGATATTTATAATGGCATGTACGTCAATATCACAGGCGGCACGGGCTCTGGCCAAACTCGACTCATTGAGGACTACAACGGCACTACCAAGGTGGCCACAGTTGGCGAGGCATTCACCGTCACGCCAAATGGCACCAGCACCTACACCACAACCACTTTTTCAGCTTTGTCTGTTAACCAGTACATCAATGCGCAGCCGCAGGGTCGCGCACGGATTGTGCGTTATGTGTCAGCCACAGTGGTTGAGGCGGTGACAGAGTACCCATTCTTTAATACTACCGCCATTGATGCAGGCCGCTGGGAACTTGAGCACGGCTATGTGGATGTGTGGTCAAGCACTAATGGCTGGCCACGCACTGTGACTTTCCACGAAGGACGATTATATTTTGGTGGTAGTAAGTCTAGGCCGTCTACGGTATGGGGTAGTAAGATCGGACTATTCTTTGACTTTGTGCCGAGCGAGTCTCTGGACGACGACGCAGTGGAAGCTACGCTAGATACTAACGATCTAAACGTCATTATTGATATTGTTAGTTCGCGTGACTTCCAGGTGTTTACTACTGGCGGTGAATTTTATGTACCGCAGCAAGGCACTGACCCGATAACACCACTGACGTTTACATTTAAAAATGTAAGCAGAAATGGATCTAAGCCTGGCACGCGAGTGCAGTCGGTTGAGTCTGGATCAGTTTATATCCAGCGCCAAGGCAAATCTCTTAATGAGTTTGTCTTCTCTGATACACAGCTTACCTATATTACGCAGCGTATATCTTTGCTGGCTGGGCATTTACTTAAAAGCCCACAGCGCATTGCATTGCGTAAATCATCAAGCACAGATGAATCAGATCTTTTGCTGATGACAAACACCAGCGATGGCAGCATGGCTGTATTTTCAATTATGCGTAGCCAGCAAATTACATCGCCAAGTGAGTTCACGACAGATGGTGAGTTTATTGATGTTGGCGTAGATGTGACACAAATTTATGCAGTTACTAAACGCATATTCAATGGAACAACAAGATACTTTATTGAGCAGTTTAAAGATGACTTGTACACAGACTGTGCATTTATTGGCGCATCAGCTGGTGGCGTTGGCAGCGGCTTGCCGCACATTGGCAAATCTCTTAATGTGATTACTGATGGCGTGCCGCAATCAAATGAAACAGTTAGCGCTGGTGGCGCTGTGACGTTTGATCGTGAATCAACAACCAGCTATGAGGTTGGTTTGCCAATTACTGTGTACGTCAAAACCATGCCAGTTGAGATTAAATTGCAGACAGGTAGTAGGGTGTCGTTTAAAAAGCGTATTGTGGAAATTAGTGCAGTGCTTAAAGATACGCAACACATGCTAATGAATGACCAACCGGTTATTACTAGAACGCTTGATAATCCTTTGCTTGATCTGGCGGTGCCTACGTTTACAGGAATTAAGCGCGTTAATGGAGTGCTTGGCTATCGTAATGAGCAAGCAATTGAGGTGGCACAAAACCTACCATTAAAAATGAATTTGCTTGGACTCGATTACAGAGTCGCCGTTTATTCAGGAACATAATATGGCAGATCCAATTTTAGCTGGTACAAATTTTATTGCTGCCTATGGCCAAGCCCAGGCACAGCAAGCTGCTGCCATTCAACAGCAGACAGGTTACTTACTACAGGCAAGAAATACGCTGGCTGTGTCAGAAGTTAATGCTACATTTTCTCAGCAGCATGCAAACATTCAAGCAGGCCGTACATTAAAGCGAGCAGAAATTGATGCTATGAATTACCAGATTGCTGGTAATACATTGTTGAAAAACATGCGCTCAGTAAATGCTTCTGTTCGGGCTAGAGCTGCGGCATCTGGTGTTTCATTTGGTGAAGGTTCTGCTGCTGCTATCCAGCAACAAAATATAGCAAACACAATGTTTGATGTTGGTATTACTGATCTAAGCGCATTGACTGCAAGGGTGATGGGTTTTGAAGATGCGTCTGCAATGATTCAATCAACAGAAATGCAAAACATTATTAATAAGTTTTCTGCTGAACAACAAACAGGTCAGTACAATTTGGCGGCAACTTCTGCGCGTAGCATTGGTGGTTTAATGGCTACGCAAACGCTTATTAGGGGCGCTATTGATGCTTACAAAGTAGGCAGCGGTGACGCTCCTAAAACCGCAAAAGCTCCTTCTACTTTAGGTTAAATATGGCTACTAGACCAATAATAGAATCAGGTAGTGTGCAAGCTAGGCAAGTCGGTAATGTGCCGATGCAACAGATTAGCCAACAGCAAACCAATTTTATGGTTGCGGCTAATGTTCAGTCACGAGCGTCTGACACGTTTGCGCAAATCTTAAATGACATGAGGTCTACTGTTTTAGAATTTAGCGGCAAGAAACGCATGGAAGAAGGTTTGCAATATGTTGCGGCAAATCCAGTAACAAAAGAGCAGTTAGATTTGGCAGCTGGTGGAACTATTCCACTAGATCTTGGTGGTGGAATTGGTAAAGAGCCTGGCTATCTGCCCAGTGTTTTTAATCAAGCTGTTCGAGAAGCAAGAAGCGCAGAGCTTACTAGCCATTTTTTAATTGAAGGCAAATCAGTTCTTTCTAGATTGTTAAACAATCTTGAAAACAATCGTCCTGGTGTAACACCGGAATCAATTAAAACAGAAATTACTTCTGTAACTAAAGGTCTTTCAAAAGCATTGTCAGCTGTAGACCCAACGGCTGCAATAAAGCTCCAAGCATCTATGGCTGCACATGGCAATACAGTTTTAAGTGCGGCGTATGAATTCCAACTTAAAAAAAATAAAGAGTTAAATGAAATAAAATTTTATGGAAGTATTGAAGATGACAAAAAACGAATTGATCAAGTAATTAAAAATGGAGACACTGTTGACCCACAAACTAATTTACCAATAACAGTTGATAATCGTCTAAATCAAATACGCGAAGAAACTCTTAGCGCGGCGATGACTCTTGGCGACGCAAACATATACAAAGAACATCTTGCAAAAATTGATGGTTTTATACTTGAATCAAAAATAAATGTAATAACTAAGTCTCTAATTGACGACCAAGCAATGACGTTGGAAAAAATTAGAACAGCAAATATCGGTACGCATAGCAATTTATTGAAAGCACTTGACCAAAATTCTATTTCAAAAATTACGGCTAATTATATGACTGCCGTTAATTATAGAAATTCCGAGGCTAAAGATTTATTGCAGCAACAAAAGACTGTTGAACAAAAAAAGTTTGTAAGTTTGTATAACGACGTATTGAAACTTCCAGAAAATAGCAAAGAGCGAAAAAATTTAATTGATAGCATAGCTGTTATAGCAATAAATAATCCTGATGTGGTTCCGCTTACTGTGATTAAAGATTTGCGTGATCCACCAAAGGGTGAAGGTAATGGCCAAGTATATTTTAATTTGCGCAATATGATTTATAAAAATCAGATTACCAGCCCTGACCAAATTTGGGCTATGACTAAGCAAGGGTTGTCTACAACTCACGCTGTTGCTGCTCTTGATCTTTTTAATAGAACTGATAAACAAGAACAAAATAAACTTGATACAGGTTTGGCGAGATTATCTAACATACCTATTATTCAAGGGCAGGCATATTTTGACAAAGAAGGAACCGCATTAAAAAGATATAACGAATTAAGTATTCAAGCAGATGAAATTAAAACGCGATACCTTAATGAAAAAAAAGTTGAGCCAACAGCAGATGTAATCCTTTCTGAGCTTAGAAAAAATATTGAAACCCAGCGCAACAGTGAAGCTGCAAAAGCTGCACGCAAATCTCTTGAGTCACTTGAAAAGCTGCCTTGGATCAATGGGAAGATTACACGGGATAATTTAAAATCTTTGCAAGCAAAAACTAATCTAACAGAATCACAAAAACAAGTATTAAGACGTGCTGACTCTTTATTAACGCAGGCCGGAGAGTGACATGGCATACAGTCAAATAGAGAATAAATATCTAAATGCTTTGGTGGAACTAGAGTTTCCTACGGCAACAGAAGAAGAACCAAGCCTGGAAGGTATGCAGCTGGCTGCAGGCCCGAGTGATACGCGCACTGATGCCGGCCCACGTTTTGGTCGTGGCGGTGTAACTAAAGCACAATCACAAGCGGCTGGTGGATTAGAAAAACCTTTAACTGCTTTGGCTGATACTGGTGCTGGTTTTGCTAGAGAGGCAACGGCAACTGGTTTGGGTATATTGGGTGATATTGAATCAATCAAAAATGCTGCGGTTAATGTTTTTAGTGGCCCTAATGATAAGCCTTTGTTAGATAGATTTCTTGAGGGTTTAGAACAAAAAACAAAAATGGCTACTAGTGAGCAAATTAGCAAAGAGGGATTTAGAGTCCCCTTTACTGATACGCAAGTAAAGTTACCACCAGCAATTCCTCCTGGTGTCCAAGATCAAAAAGATAGAGAAATTAGTGCTGGCGTTGGCGGTGCGTTTGGAAAAATAGCTCCGCTTCCTACTATATTGGAAGGTGGTATAGCGGCCAGTGTGGCTGCGGCAAAAGGCGCAAAAGCAGTAGGTACAGCATTGGCACCAGCAACTGCAGATGTAATTGAAATGGGATTGCGTAAAGCTGGGATGATTATGGACATCACTCCAGAAGGCCCTGCTCAAGTTGTAATACCTGTAAAGGTTGGTGAGCGTGAGGTAAAGATCCCAGCAAATCAAGCGGCAACTTTACAAAAAGCTCTTAAAAATTTAACCCCAGAAGAGCAAGCAAAATTTAGATCTGATACTGCGTCTAAATTTGTAAGTATCTTAAAGCAGTTACCAAGCAAAGAAGAGTTTGGAGCTGCTTCTATTGCAGGTAAAGCAAAGAAGGGATGGTACGAGGGAAGCACTCAGGCAATCGTGCAAGTGTTTGGTCCTGACTCCTCTCGCTTTGCGGCATTGCTCTCTGCTACCAGCCCACAAACTAGCGTTGAATCAAATCTATTTAACGCGCTACAAGTTTGGAAAAACTGGACTGCAGCAGGTAGACCAACTGATCGTGAATCAATTGTGCGGGTAATGGGTCAAAGCGTGCAAGGCAGCAAGGGCGAAGAGTCTGTGCTTGATGCTTGGATCAATAATAGCGTGCGAGCTCTATCTGCAGAAGACCCATCAACAGTTGTGCTATCTGGCCCCAAAGTAAATAGTTTTATGCTGAACTTGCAGGGCAATGTTAATGAAGTGACAAATGATGCATGGATGGCGGCATTTACTTATGTTGACCAGAACTTGTTTAGTGGCTCATTGACGAAGGGTGGAGATCCAGGTAAAGGCCCAGGCTACATTGCAATGAATGCAAGGGTGCGCGAAACTGCAACATATCTTACAAAAATTACTGGTGAAACATGGACACCAGCCGAGGTTCAAGAGACAATTTGGTCATGGGCAAAAACCCTATATGAGACAGCTGGCGCAAAAGGTGAGAAGCGGTCAGCTGTTCAGCTTATCCAGGACAATGCAATTACTGATGAACTAATTGCGGCTACTCCAGACTTTAGGACACTTTTTTATGATGAACGATTCGCCCCAATCCTTGAACAAGCAGGATACTCAGACCAGCTCTCTCAACTCAGAGCAGCTACTTCAGGATCTGATGCTACAGCAGGAGCAAAAAAACCCGGATCTAGCGGCCAAGCAAGCTCGGTTGATGCAGATTCTCAAAGGAAATACCTCGAACGAAATGCCAAGCGCTTAGATAAGCTGCGAGCTGATCGAGAGAAGGAGGCTGCTGCAAAAGCAAAAGCCAAAACACAAACCCCAACTGGAGGTGTTGAGTAATGGCCTCACTTGAACAGCGCCTAGCATCTATACTGCCCGAACAATTGCCAGTCGCCCAGGCTGGTGAGTTAGAGCTTGAGCCGATGCCTGCAGAAATGCGGGATACTGAAGCACAGATTACAGATACGTCTGAGCCAGGCACACCCAACATGGATGGCGTGCAGCTTGCTGGCTTGCGCGATATTGTCAAAGGTGGTGCCAAGGTATTGCGTGATGTAGTTACGGATACCAAGCCACGCACTAGAGCAGCAATGCAAGAGGAAGCGGCTGCAACCGCAGCTGCTGAAGATGCAGCCAAGGCAATGCCAGAAGTTAAGCCTGCAACTGAAGTAAAACCTGCGCCTGCTTTTGTTACTCCAACACCATCAAAAATTAGATCATCCGCAAGAGCCGCACCAGGCACAGGGAAACCTAGCACTGGTGAAGTAATTAACTATGATCTATTTGACGACAAGAGTGTTGCTAAGTACGTTCAAAGTATCGCTAAAGATACAGCAGTTGATTACACGCGCATAACAAAAGATCAGGTTTTAAAACAGGTTGAAGCGCTTGGCTTTGATGATGCTTATTTGCGCGGGATGGACGGCCAAACAAAGGAAATAAAAGATATACCTTCCACGGTATTGCGTGCTGCGTTTGCGGTGCCTGCTCAAGTAGATCGTTTGCAATCAGTTATGAAGCGCATCAAAACTGAGGGCGAAACACCAGAGCTTATGCAAATGTTGATAGAGCAATACGCACTATCAGCGCATGTAATTAAAGAGGCAAAAGGTATTACATCAACACCAGCCCAGGCTTTGGCTATATTAAACCAAGGCCGGCCAGTAATGAATGTTGATGAAATTAAAAAACTTGCAGCTGATCCAAACATTTCATCTGGTATGACTGAAGTTGTAAATGCAATTTTGCAATTAACTGATGACGCAGCAAAAGCAAAATTAGTTGATAAGGTAACAAAGGTAGGTTTACTAAAAGACGTTTGGTTTTCTACTTACATCAATGGGCTATTGTCTAGCCCTGTTTCGCACGCAAAAAATATTTCTTCAAATACAGCATTTGGTTTGTATCAAATACCAGAGCGTTTGGTTGCGGCAATGTATTCCAATGTTTTGCCTGATAAGGTGCGCAGCTGGAGATCATTAGTACCTGGTAGCGCTAATGAAAAGATTGGATTAGATGAAGCATTAACAATGATCCAATCACTTCGCAATGGAGTGCGCGAAGGTCTTGAGGTTTCGTCTATTGCGTTTCGTAAAAACGAACCAGTAATGGATGTAGCAAATAAACTAGAGCTACCCGACTCTACGCGCATGACTCTTCCAGAGCAATTGCGTGAATTGACTGGAGCAAAACAAGATAGTTTATTTGGTAAGGGTCTTGATTATTATGGCACCGCAGTTGGGATGTCTGGTCGCGCTTTGCTAAGTGAAGATGAGTTTTTTAAAGCTGTGCTGTATCGCATGGAGCTTAATGCCCAGGTTACTAGGCGAGGCAAAACCGTATATAGGGATGCCATTGATTCTGGTATGAGTGAGGCAGATGCTTTAACAAAAGCAGAGGCAGAAACAATTAGCTTGATGAAAAACCCGCCTGATGATTTGGATGAGGCGGCAATGGAATTTGCAAGGATTGGTACATTTACAGCTGATTTGCCACCAGCATTAGAAAAGCTGCAGCAAGTATTTAATCACCCAGCACTAAAGATTGTTGTGCCATTTTTTAAGACTCCAGCAAACATTGGTCTTAATGTAATTGAGCGCACACCGTTTGCCCCTTTGTCGTCAAGATGGACAACAGAGATGGCAAAGGGCGGCGTTTACAGAGATATGGCTTTAGCTAAAGTTACTTTGGGCTCTACTGTTCTGGCCGCATTTGCGACGATGGCCGCTGAAGGTTTATGCACTGGCCGTGGGCCAGAGCGCAAGGCAGACAGAGAAGCATTGATCCGCGATGGCTGGCAACCGTACAGCTGTAAAGTTGGTGACACTTATTTCAGTTATAGCGGCATGGAGCCTGTATCTGCATTGTTAGCTATTGCGTCAGATTATGCCGAATATGCCAGACATGAGCCAGATGCCAGCAAAGTTGAAGAGGTATTCCTTGGTGGTGTTTATGGCATGTATGAGTATTTAAAAGAGCAGCCTTATTTGCAGGGCATTGCAGATATTGCAAAGCTCATTGGCGCTGGCCAGCAAGGCGGCGCAGTTGATGGCAAGAAAATAGTTGATGGTTTGGCTAAACAGTTTGGCGGGTTTGTCATTGGCGGTAGCCCAGCGCCTGGCACAAGCTCATTAGTGGCTGGCATTGAGCGCATTTTAGATCCATCTGCTAAAGACACCAGGGCTAGTCCTGATTTGCCAATGGCATTGAGAGGGTTTGTTGAAGCATTTAACAAGTACCGCAGCCGATTGCCTTACTTTAATACCGACCTTCCTGACAATTTGAATTTATGGGGTGATCCAATTCAACAGGGTCGCGGTATGTGGTACGAGATTGTGCTGCCGACCAAAGTCAGCCCACAGCAGTTTAGTGAAGTAGACGACGCATTGCAGCGGATAGGCTCGCCTGTTGGGATGCCAGAGCGAAAGATTGATGGGGTGGAGATGACGGGGCAGCAATACAACCGGCTGCTAACCATTTATGGGAAAGAGCTCCCATCCAAAGAAAAGATACTTGAAACAATCCAAATGCCTGGTTTTGATCTGCTATCACTTGATGATCAGCAAAAGCAAATCCAGCATGTTCATTCTCAATACATGGATTTTGCCAAGAAACAATTAAAGGCAGAAGACCCTGAGCTGATGATTAAAATTGAGGATATTAAAGAACTTAGGAAAGCAAACGGACTGTATTACAAACCCGATTGAGAATTATATAATTTCCAACAGGAAGGATTAAATTATGCCAGTGCCAATTAGTAATGTGACCAGACGCGCAGTCTATGCGCCCAGCGGTGCTGGAGGCGCTGGGCCATATGCATTCACATTTGAGATCCTGGCAGCTGGTGACATCGCCGTCTATAAAGATGATGTCCTGTTAACGCTGACAACTCATTACACTGTAACGATTGCATCCAATGGTACTGGCTCAGTAACCATAACTTCTGCCGGCCTGGCATTGGCTCCTGTGTCGCCGACTCAGTATGCAATTGTAGGCAACCGCACTATATCGCGCACTACCGATTTTGTGACTGGTGGAGATTTCTTTGCCAACACGTTAAATGATGAGCTAGATCAACAGACCATCTTCAACCAGCAAAATTCAGAAGGCTTAAACCGGGCATTACAAGCTCCGCAAACAGATCCAACTAGCATCAATATGATATTGCCTAGAGCCTCGCTAAGAGCGAATAAGGCGCTAGGATTTGATGCCAATGGTAATCCAGCAATTGCTGACACGCTTGGTACCAACCGAGGAAATTGGGCAAGTGGCTCTTTATATTATGTCCGAGACATCGTCAAAGACACGACGAACAATAACATCTGGCAATGTATCGTTCAGCATACCTCCGCTGGTTCGCAGCCGATCAACACCAATGCTGATAGCGCCAAGTGGACGCTGCTGGTAGATGCTGCTTCTGCCTCAACATCGGCAACCAATGCTGCCAGCAGCGCAACAGCTGCTGCTGCTAGTGAGTCAGCTGCATCGACAAGCGCAACAAATGCAGCAAGCTCTGCTAGTGCGGCATCAACTAGTGCGACCAACGCAGCAAGCTCGGCAAGCACGGCATCTGCCGCTGCATCAAGTGTCAATGATGGTGTAACACTATCCAGTGAATGGGCAACCAAAACGACTGGCCAGGTTGCATCAACTGACTACTCTTCCAAAGCATGGTCTATTGGCGGCACTGGAGTTACCAATGGCGCTGGTGCTGCGAAAGAGTGGGCTACTAAGACAAGCACAACAGTAGATGGCACTGATTACTCTGCAAAATATTATGCATTGCAAACAGTTAGTAGCGCATCTGCTGCTGCATCAAGCGCAAGCTCTGCAAGTACAAGTGCTTCTGCAGCTAGCACAAGCGCAAGCAATGCTTCGTCGAGCGCATCATCTGCCAGCACATCAGCTAGCAACGCATCGACCAGTGCTACAAACGCATCGAACAGCGCAACCACAGCAACCACGCAGGCAACGAATGCCAGCAACAGCGCGTCTTCTGCGTCAACCAGCGCATCGAATGCAGCGACATCTGCTAGCAATGCAGCTAGTTCAGCCAGCACAGCTAGCACGGCAGCGACCAATGCTGCTGCCAGCTATGATGCCTTTGATGATCGATACCTTGGTGCTAAGTCTTCGGCACCTAGCGTTGACAATGATGGCAACGCGCTGCTGACCGGTGCAATTTATTGGAACACTACAACTAGCCTGCTTTACATCTGGACAGGATCAGGTTGGGACCAGGCTGCATTTTCTGTTAGTGGTGCTGTCACAAGTTTTAATACTAGAACAGGTGCAGTTACATTAAGCAGCACTGACGTTACAAATGCACTTACATTTACGCCCGCTACTGCGGCTTCAGTTTCTGCTATCCCCGATCCTGTGGCGATGGCTCTGGTTTTTGGGAGTTAATCATGGCACTAAAAGGCAAGCCAATTGCGATTGGCACAAGCGACACAACAATCTATACCTGCCCATCTACCATTGAAGCATCGGTGCATGGTCTAGTGTTTGCAAACAATACTGGCAGTGCTGTAACTATTACTCTGAAAATTTATATACAGAGCTTAGGCACAACCACTACTGTGGCTACTGGCATATCTGTTGGTGCTAACACTACCTACACTTGGCCAAAACCAATTAATGTAAATGCTGGTGATTACATCCAGGCGGCTGCATCTACTGGATCAGCGCTTGTTTGCTTCTACTCTGTTTATGAAGGATCGGCTGCTGCGGCTGCAGTTGGATTTACTCCGCGAGGTGCGTGGGGTTCGGGTTCAACGTATGCTGTTAATGATGTGGTTAGTTATAACGGCTCTAGCTACTTAGCTATTCAGGCAAGCACTAATCAACAACCAGATACACAGACTGCTTACTGGTTAGTGCTGGCAGCTAAAGGTGACACAGGCTCTGGTGATGTATCAGGCCCAGCATCATCGGTTGATTCTGAGATTGCATTGTTTGACAGTACGACAGGCAAGCTGATTAAACGTGCGTCACTGACAGGCTTGGTTAAGGCTACATCAGGCGTGGCATCTGCAGCTACTGCAGGCACAGATTACGTTGCTCCTTCCGGCGCTCTTGGTACGCCAAGCAGCGGCACACTAACCAACTGTACGGTTGATGGTACTAACCCTATTGGCTATCGTGATCTCCCTGCTGTTGGTACTAAGACGGGTTCGTATACGTTGGCTGTAGGTGATGTAGGTAAGTATGTGCAAGTAGGCTCAGGCGGCTCTATAACGATTCCTGATGCTACGTTTGCTGAAGGTGACGCTATCTCTATTTTTAACAATACGAGTGGCAATATAACGATTACTTGCTCGATTACTACTGCTTATATTGCTGGTACTGATACTGACAAAGCTACGGTAACTCTAGCTACTAGAGGTATTGCTACTGTGTTGTTTATTAGTGGGACGGTTTGCGCCATCACAGGAAACGTGTCATGAGTGGCATTATGAATATGCTGGTAGCTGCTAAGACTACAGTAGCGGCTGCTGTTGACGAGTTCTTTAACCGTGTTACGTTGCTATTAAACACTAGCAGCACTAACGGAGCGCAGAATAATACGTTCTTAGATTCGTCTAGCAATAATTTTACGATTACTCGTAACGGTAATACTACGCAGGGAACATTTACGCCGTTTAGTCAGACGGGGTGGGGCACATATTTTGATGGTAGCGGGGATTCATTTTCTGTTTCTACAAGTACCGTGTTAGATTTAAATGGCGCAATTGATTTTACAATTGAAGCATGGGTATACCTGACTGGGTATGGAAGCACTGCAGATATGTCGTTAAATATTGCCAACAAGTTTAGTGGCGCTGGTGGGCTTGGTTATTCTTACGGAATTTTGGGTGGTGGCGCAAATCAAGGAAAGATTCAGTTTTATGGCGCTGCTGGATCAGTTAGCATACTTTCGACAAATGTTATCCCGCTTAATAGTTGGAATCATGTAGCCATAGTAAAAAATGGAACAACTTATACGCATTATTTGAATGGCGTTGCAAATAATTCACAAACAACCGCAACAACATTAAGTGCATCTACTAATGCTTTGGTTATTGGAGACTACGGGTATTCAGATGACTTTTTGGGGTATATGTCTAACCTAAGAATAACAAAGAGCGGCGCTCTATATACCGGTACATTCACACCATCGACATCCCCGCTTACAACAACTGTAAGTGCAGGAACAGTCTCACTACTAACCTTTCAAAGCAACAGATTTGTCGATAACAGCAGCAACGGATTTACGCTAACCCCAACCGGCACACCATCCGTCCAAGCCTTCTCTCCATTTGCTCCTACTGCTGCATACGATGCTGCTGTAGTAGGTGGTAGTGGGTATTTTGATGGTACGGGGGATTATTTAACGCTTCCTTATTCCTCGCAGCTTCAGTTTACAGGTGACTTTACGATTGAATTTTGGGCGTATCCTTTGACTCAGGTGCAATCTGCTGCTGGAGTCATAAATAACTATAGTTCTTGGCCTTCATCTACAGGATTTGCAATCTTCTGTGGGCATTCATCAGCAAGCTCTACAAAATGGTGCGTTGCTTTGTTTGGCACGTTTCCGGCAATCACTAGCACTAACGACTTCATCAAAAATGCTTGGTCACATATTGCTTTAGTCCGCAATGGCACTGGCACAAATAACATAACCCTATATGTAAATGGTGTCGCATCAGGAACGACAACGAGCAATAACACTGTTACTGGAACCGCAAATAATTGGTGGATTGGCACTACTGGAGACACCGTAACTCAAACATTTACTGGTTATTTAGCAGGATTAAGAGCAATTAATTCCGCAGCGTACACAAGTGCGTTTACTCCTCCTACTGCTCCTCTTGCGGCTGGTAGTAATAAGCTCCTGCTCAATTACACCAACGCCGGCATCTTCGACTCTACTGCTAAGAATGTATTAGAGACAGTAGGCAATGCACAGGTAAGCACGACACAGGCTAAGTTTGGTACTACGTCGATGTATTTTGATGGTACTGGCGATTATTTAACATTGCCAGTATCTAAATCTTTTGAATTTGGTTCGGCAAATTGGACAATAGAATTCTGGTTATATGTTCCTTCTTTGCCAAGCACTAGGAAAGAATTATTATATTTAAACGCTAATAGTTCTGGATACGCAGCAGTAGCTTTACATATTTGCACTAATAATAAGTTAGGTTTGTCATTTTCTGAATCTGGTGGTTCATGGAGAGCTGACGATACTACTGGAGTTGGTTCTGCTTTAACTGCTGCAACTTGGCAATATGTGGCTGTAACAAGAAGCGGTCAAAACATTCAAATATATCTTGATGGAACTGCTCAAGGTTCTGCATATACAACTACTGCTGCTACAACTTCATTAATGACAACATATACTTTGAATCAAATAGCAACCTATAACACTGCGTCTTACCAGTTTAACGGGTATATGGACGAATTAAGAATTACTATTGGTCAAGCTAGAACTGTAACTTCTGTTCCAACCGCAGCCTTCCCCATCCAATAGGTGACACATGTACTCTAAAAACGGATCGATTCCAAAACCTGAGACGGATGGCACAGAGGGCTGGATTGAGGTTCCTGATGCTCCTGAAGCTCCTGAAGGTAAAGAAGTAATCTGGTGGTATCCACCGGGATGGGTTATTCGTGATCCTAAGCCAGAGGGTAATTGGTCATGGAGTCAATCGCAAGAGCAATGGGTTGAGATAGTAACTGAGCAAGTTCAGACGATTACTAGCGAGTCTATCTCTAGCTTAGATTCGTCAGATATATCTAGCTTAACCAGTGCAAATATAAATACATTGTCATCTACTGACATTAGCGCATTGTGATAGGGGATAGAGGTGGACGATTTGGAAGCTAGATTGAATACGCATGAAGAAGTATGCGCTGAAAGATACAACGGTATTTGGGCGCGTCTTAAAAAGATAGAGACTATCCTTATCGGTAGTGCTGGTGCAATCATCATGCTGCTTTTG